GGACCGACGCAACCTAAAAGAGCGCACCCGCCTCTACTCGCACAACCCGGTCGGCTGGGTCCAGGAGCGCCTCAAGCAAGTCGTGTGGTCGAAGCAGCGCGAGATCATGATCAGCATTCGCGACAACCGACGCACCGCCGTCCGCTCCTGCCACGGCGTCGGCAAGTCCCACACCGCATCCCTCGTCGCATCGTGGTGGCTCGACACCCACCCCCCAGGCGAAGCGTTCGTCGTCACCTCCGCCCCCACCTTCGCGCAGGTGAGAGCCATCCTGTGGCGGTACATCCGCCGCGTCCACCGCCGTGGCAAACTCGCCGGCCGCGTCAACCAGACCGAATGGCACATCCAAGACGAGCTGGTCGCGTTCGGCCGCAAGCCCGCCGACCACGACGAGTCCGCATTCCAGGGCATCCACGCCCGCTACGTCCTCGTCATCCTCGACGAGGCCTGCGGCATCCCGGAGCAGCTGTGGGTCGCGGCAGACGCGCTGACGACCAACGCAGACTGCCGGATCCTCGCGATCGGCAACCCCGACAACCCTGCCTCCCACTTCCGGAAGGTGTGCCAGCCCGGCTCCGGCTGGCACGTCATCGGCATCTCGGCTTTCGAGTCCCCGAACCTGACCGGCGAGGAAGTCCCCGACGACGTGGCGCAGGCCCTCGTCGGCCGGGAGTGGGTGGAGGAGAAAGCGCGGGAGTGGGGCGAGGACAACCCGCTGTACAAGTCGAAGGTGCTGGGGGAGTTCTCCGAGGACGCCCCCAACAAGGTGGTCCGCGCCTCCGACATTGCGCGCTGCCGTATCGACCCCGAGCGCAAGCCCACCGCAGGGGAGTTGGAGCCGGTCGAGCTCGGCGTCGACGTCGGCGGCGGCGGCGACGAGACCGTCATCCGTGAGCGCCGCGGCCGACGCGCCGGCCGGGAGTGGCGGGCGCACACGGACAGGCCAGAGATGATCGCGCCGATGGTGATTGCGGCGATCAAAGAATCCGGTGCGACCGTGGTCAAGGTCGACAGCATCGGCATCGGCTTCGGTGTCATCGGGGAGCTCCGCAACGCCTCCAACCGGGGCGAGCACAGTGCGCACATTGAGGGCGTGAACGTTGCTGAGGCTTCAACGCAGCCGGACAAGTTCCTCAATCTGCGGGCCGAGATGTGGTGGGAGGTCGGGCGCGGATTGTCGGAGTCGTGCGGCTGGGATCTGTCGTCGATGGCGAATGCGGATACGACGGTGGCTCAGATGCTGGAGCCCTTGTGGGACGTGGACGCGCGGGGTCGGATCCGGGTGGAGCCGAAGGACGACATCAAGAAGCGGCTGGGCCGGTCGCCGGACAACGCGGACGCGTTGCTGCTGGCGTTCTACAGTGCGGGCAGTCCGCGGGTGCGATGGATCTGACCTCTTGTACGGTTCCCACAACAATCACGGCGGCAGGGCGATAGGGGAGATTCAGTGACAAACGAGCAACAGCGCAGGCTGAAGCTGCAAATGAATACGGCCATGCCGTATGTGATGGACGGGACTGGAGCTATGCTCTTGTCGGGATCTGCCATGATGTGGAGCATCGTGGCCGGAACAGCCGCCCTCGGACTGTCGGTGCTCTACATGAGCCACCGCCTCTTCAAGAGCCGCTAACAGCGAGGGAGGGGCGTTGGCCAGAACCCTCCTCGGCGACGTCAGCAACTCCTTCCGCGCCCTCTTCAACCGCTCCCCGGTCCCGTACACGCCGTCCAGCAACGTCAGCATCCCGTGGCGGCAGCCGACCGGCGCCGAGGCACAGATGCGGGCCATGGGCAGCGTGGGCACGCTGTTCGCCATCGTCAACCGCACCTCGAACGCCACCGCCCTCGTCAACTGGCGGCTCTACCGCAAGCACCCCTCCGGGCTGAAAGAAGACCGCGTCGAGGTCACGGACCACGCGGCGTTGAGGCTGCTGAACCGGCCCAACCCGTTCTTCACCCGGCAGGAACTCGTCGAGTCGACGCAGCAGCACGTCGACCTCACCGGCGAAGGCTGGTGGGTCATCACCCGCAACCCGCGCTCGCCGATCCCCCTCGAACTGTGGCCAGTCCGCCCCGACCGCATGGCGCCGATCCCGGACCCGGTCGATTTCATCTCCGGCTACGTGTACACGGCCCCCGACGGCCGGCAGATCCCTCTCGCGGTTGAGGACGTCATTCAGATCCGGATGCCGAACCCGATGGACCCGTATCGGGGGATGGGGCCGGTGCAGTCGATCCTGACGGAGATCGACGCAGCCCAGTACTCCGCCGAGTGGAACCGCAATTTTTTCCTCAACAGTGCGGAGCCGGGCGGCATCCTCGAAGTCGACAAGCGCCTGTCGGACGGCGAGTTCAACGAGGCGCGCGACCGGTGGGCGGAGCAGCACCGCGGGGTGTCGAACGCGCACCGGGTGGCGATCATCGAGAACGGCCTGAAGTGGGTCGACCGCAAACTCACGCAGCGAGACATGCAGTTCGCCGAGCTGCGTGCCGTGTCGCGGGATGTAATGCGGGAGGCGTTCGGCGCGCCCGCGTTCGTCCTCGGCGAGGTCGGCGACGTCAACCGCGCCACAGCCGAAGCGTCCAAGGTCCTCTTCGCGGAACAGCTCACCGTGCCCCGCCTGGAGCGCTTCAAGGGCGCCCTGAACAATGACCTCCTGCCTCTGTACGGCAAGGACGCGGCTCTCCTGCTGGAGTTCGACTACGACGATCCGGTACCCCCGGACGCCGCAGCCCGCAACGCGGAGATCGAAACGAAGACCACAGCGTGGAAGACTCTCGTCGAGGCCGGCGCTGACGCCGCACTGGCCGCCGAGTACCTTGGCCTGCCCGATCTGGGCTACACCGCGCCAGCCCCCGTGAGGCCCTCGCCCGTGGCTGTGCCTGCAGCTGCGCCCGCGGCCCGGGTGGACCTGCACCACCACGTTCCGTTCACGCCGCCCGCACGGCACATGCCGTCCTACAACACCGTCCTCGCCCGGCCCCGGCCGCTGCCTCGCGCAGCCGCGGACACGGGCGCCCTGGACGATGTGCGGAAGCAGTTCGACGATGCGCTCACCGCGCTCCTGGACGCGTGGGAGCCGATCGCCGAAGCGCAGTACGCGGAACTAGCAGCGCAGATCGAGGAAGCCGTCGACTCCGACGACGCGGCCAAACTGGCTGGTCTGTCAGTAGCGTCCGATGACGCCGCCCGCGTACTACGGTCAGCGCTCGCCGACATGGCCGAGACCGCCGCACAGCAGATGGCAGACGAAGCCGCCGAACAGGGCGTAAAAGTCCGGCCGCCGAAACTCGACAAAGGCCTGCGCAACGCCTTCGGCTCCGAACTGATCGAGATCGCCGCAGCCGCCGCAGGCCTGATCGCCGCCAACACCGCAGCGAGCGCCGGCCTCGAAGCACTGCGCCTCCTCGTACCAGGCGCCCGCGGATCCGAAGTCGCCGAAAAAGTCAGCCGCTTCCTCGGCGGCCTGAAGAACTGGTTCCGCCGCGACCAGCTCGGCGGCGCCCTGCACCGGGCACAGAACGCCGGCCGCATCGCAACCTTGCAGGCCGCACCGGTAGCCCGGTACTTCGCCAGCGAAAAGAACGACGCCAACCGCTGCCCCCCGTGCGCGGAGATCGACGGCACCGAATTCGCCGACCTCGACGCCGTGCAAGGCCTGTACGGCAGCGGCGGCTACCTGCACTGCGAGGGCGGCATCCGCTGCCGCGGCACGGTCACCGCGGTCTGGCCAACGACGGAGGAGGACGCGATGGGCCGCACACGGCGGTGCTGGAACACGGCCAGCCCCGAGCAGATCGCCGAACGCGGGCGGGCCATGCGCCCCGCCCTGAACGCGCCCGGCACAGACGAGGGCTGGTACCGCATCACCAACACCCTCGACGGGGCAGGCTCCCCGACTTCGTCCGTCCACATCTACGGCGACATCGGCTCCTGGGGCATCACCGCCGCCAGCTTCGTCGAAGAGCTGAAGAACGTGGACGCCGCCGAAATCCAGCTGTACATCAACAGCCCGGGCGGGGAAGTCTTCGACGGCCTCGCCATCCACAACGCGCTGCGCTCACACCGGGCGCGGGTCATGGTGCAGGTCGACTCCCTCGCCGCGTCGATCGCCTCCGTCATCGCGATGGCCGGAGACCGGATCGTGATGTCCCCGCACTCACAGCTGATGATCCACGACGCGTCCGGTGTGTCCTGCGGGAACCCCGAGGAGCTGCGCGAGTACGCCGACTTCCTTGACCGGCAGTCCGACAACATCGCCGGCGTCTACGCGGAACGCGCGGGCGGCACGGTCAAGCAGTGGCGCAAGCGGATGCAGGCCGAGACCTGGTACTTCGCCGACGAGGCGGTCGAGGCCGGACTCGCCGACGAGGTAGCCCAGCCGACGCGTACCCCGGACGATGACCGGGCTGTCGCAGCACAGTGGGACCTGGCGGTCTACAACTACGCGCACACCGGCCGCGAGGACGCCCCCGCACCGCCGATGGATGCCGCACCCGAGCCCGCACCGGTCACCCCTGTGGAGGCGGGGCCGGTGTTCGATCCGGCCACGCTCACGGCCGCTGTGGACGCCGCCCTCGACCCCGGCCCGATGCCCGGCTTCGAACCTGGCCGCTTCCAGGACCTCATGGACAGCGTCGCCACCACCGCGCCCGCGCCCCCGCAGACCGAGCAGCCTGCCGCAGTGCCGGCCACGGTGGTCGACGAGGGTGCGGAGCCCGAGCCGGAACCCGTACCGCCGGCGGCCGTCATGCCCGCCTTCGACCCGGCGGCGTTCCGTGTCGCCGCCCGGGCTGCGTTCGACCCGATGCCTGGCTACGACCCGGACCGTTTCCGCGGGCTCATGGCCGGCATGGCCGCCGACGCCCCGGCCCCGCCGAACGCCACCGGCCCCGCGCCCACCCCACCTCATCCGGTGGCAGACCTGGCGCCGGTGGACCAAGCCCCGCCCCCCGCCAACGAGGTCGCCGTCGACTACTTCCGGACCCTCATGGCGAACGCCGCCCAAGATCTTGCCGCCCCTGAACAGGCTGCGGCACCCGACCCGGCACCCGCCGAGCCGGTCCCAGCAATCGACCGAACCACCTTCGAACGCAGCCTCAGGGAGGCACGACTGTGAACACGTCCAGCACCATCCAGAGGCGGCGCGTCACCGCAGGAATCCGGGAGCGCATGATTGTGCGCGCCGGCATCGACCCGACGACGGTAGGAAAGGCCTACAACCGTGTCGCCGACCCGCAGGCCCCCGGCGGGGGTGCGGCTCCGGAGGGGCTGACGATCCCCACTTCGCAGGCCGAGCTTGAGGCGATGCTCACGGACTCGGCGAAGATGCAGAAGGTGTTCGCCGACAAGAACGGCGCGTTCGGCGAGTTCATCACCAACTACGCCCGCGCTGTCCACAACCGGGACCTGACCATCGCAACGCAGGTGCGGGAGCAGGTGACCGCGACCCTCGCCGACTGGATGCGTGAGAACCAGCCGGAGGGCATCGACCGCCTCGACCTCACGCCGCGTGCGGTCGTGCAGACCGGCAACGCCCGGAACCACCTGCACAACCCGAAGGCCATGGGCGCCGTCCTGGACCGCGAGTTCAAGAACTCGGCGGAGTACTTCCAGACGATCTGGCACAACGCGAACCGCACCGCGGACATGCAGGCGAAGCTGACCCGGGTCCGCAACGCGTTCTCCTCCACGGTGCCCAGCGAGGGCGGGTTCCTGATCCCCGAGGTGCTGCGCTCCGAGCTCCTTGCGGTGGCGCTGGAGCAGTCCGTTGTTCGCCAGCGCGCCCGCGTCATCCCGATGGAAACCCTGCGGGTGCCGTTCCCCGCGATCGACGCCACGTCCAACGTGTCCTCCGTGTACGGCGGTGTCGTCGGCTACTGGACCGAGGAAGGCGCCGCACTCACCGCGTCGCAGGCCGCGTTTTCCCGGATCGTCCTGGACGCGAAGAAGCTCACCGCGTACACCGAGGTCCCCAACGAGCTGATCTCCGACAGCGCGATCTCGTTCCAGGCCTTCCTGGACCAGATCTTCCCCGAGGCCCTCAACTTCTACGAGGACCTCGCGTTCCTCAAGGGCACCGGCGTCGGCGAACCCCTCGGCGCCCTCGCCACCGGCAACAGCGCCATCGTCGCCGTCGCCAAGGAGTCCGGGCAGGCCGCGGACACGATCGTGTGGGAGAACATCGTCAAGATGTACGCCCGCATGCTCCCCGGTTCACTGGACCGCGCGGTGTGGGTGGTCAGCCCCGACACGTTCCCCGAGCTCGCCACCATGGCCCTCTCCGTGGGAACCGGCGGCTCCGCGATCTGGCTCAACAACGGTGTCGCCGGGCCGCCGATGACGATCCTCGGCCGGCCCGTCATCGTCACCGAGAAGGCCCCCGGTCTCCTCGGCGACCAGGGCGACATCAGCTTCGTCGACTTCGGGTTCTACCTGATCGGCGACCGGCAGGTCATGTCCGCCATGTCCAGCCCGCACTTCAAGTTCCAGAACGACCAGACCGCGTACCGCATCATCCAGCGCGTCGACGGCAAGCCGTGGCTCCAGTCCGCGGTCACCCCGCAGAACGGCGGCGCCACCCTCTCTCCGTTCGTCCAG